GTTTAAAAGATGAAGTAGTAACCTATCTTTTTTTAATACCTGTTATTATAGCAACTGTTACTCCTTTTATTATAGCCTACAAAGAAAATAATTTTGTCAATTTATCCGAAGACATAAGGCTTTCTTATGAGAATTTAAACCAATTGCCAGACTGGTATAAATACGTTTTAGGTGCTATTATTATTGATGTTCTAGGGTTTAGGTCTTTCGCTAGAAAGATAGTAGGTAAATATTTAAAATAAATTTTACGCTTTTTCTCATTATATATATATGAAAGACGTAAGACCAAGATTAAAAGGCAATGTATTAAAGGCTTATAAAAATCTTATCAAAAATGAAGAAAGAATATTAGTAATTGGAGACTTGCACGAACCATTCTGCTTAGAGGGTTATCTAAAACATTGCAAGGAAGTATATTCAAAACACAACTGCAACAAAGTAATTTTTATTGGAGATGTCATAGACAATCACTATTCAAGTTTTCACGAACCAGACCCAGATGGTATGGGTGGTGGAGATGAATTAGACTTAGCTATTAAGAAATTAAGCAGATGGTATAAAGCATTTCCTAAAGCTGATGTATGTTTGGGAAATCACGATCGTATTATTACAAGAAAATTATTTAGTTCTGGAGTTCCTAAGAGATGGATCAAAGGAATGGCAGAAGTATTAGAAACTCCTAAATGGAATTTTGATACTCGTTTTGTTTATGATGGTGTACAATATATACATGGAGAGTCTGGAAGAGCCACAAAGAAAGCAAAGGATGATATGATGTCAACTGTTCAAGGGCATAGACATACCGAAATGTTTACAGAGTTTGTTGTAGGTGCTAATTATAAAGTCTTTGGTTGTGCAGTTGGTTGTGGTATAGATAGTAAATCTTATGCAATGGCATATGGTAAACACTTCAAGAAACCTGCTATTGGATGTGCAGTTGTGTTTGGTGGTAAATATGCAGTAAACGAACCAATGCACTTATAATATAAAGTCTATTTTATCAGACCAATCTTTAGGGATGTCCATATCGTGCGTGTGTATGTACTTCTCTAATGCTTCTCTTGTTTCGTGTCCTGTTATAGGCTGCAAGAACTCTATTGCTTCTGAGTAACTTTTGTTCTCGGTTGTTCTTAGGGTTCTAAATAGATTAGTAATAAAGGAGTGCCTAAATGAATAGAGTCCATACTTAGCACCTAAATTGAATTTATCTTTTACGGTTTTAAAACGTTTAGAGAAGGCATCTCTTTTTGAATTGTCATCTGAAACCCATTCAGAGGGTTCGTTTTTTGGAGTGAATAAAAAATCCTCCTTATTATATAGGTGTAAATTCATAGCCTTTATATCTTCTATAAAGATACTTGGTATTCTTTTCACTTTTAAAGGCTTGTTTTTAGCTTTGAAATACAGTAGACTTTCCTCCAGATTGATATCCTTTACTTTTAAACGGTTCACTTCAACTGGTCTTAAAAATGAATATGCTACAAATCGGATGTATAATAATAAGTAAGGATCATTTGCTCTTAACCAGGCAACAATTTCTTTTAATTCTTTTTTTGTAAAAGTCCTATCTGTTTTTGCTTTAGTCTTTTCGTTGCTAATATCTTTTATAAAATTTCTATCAATTATATCCAGCTGATTTTCCATAATTGAGAAAAGAGCAGATAAAGATGCTTTGGAGTTGTTCCTGGTTCTTGCAGAAGTTTCTTTTAATTTATGGTTTAAGAATTTTAAAACTGCAGATTTATTTAACTCGTTAATATCTTTAATTGAGTTTTCAGAACCTATAAACTCAATGAATTGATTCTTGGTCGTTCTGTAACTCGAAGACGTTACTTTTGCAACTGTTAATTTTGAATGGTTGTAAGCCAGATCTAATGCTTCTTTTATTGAGTGTATTTCTTTAGACTCGTTTAACTCAAAATTATTTTTATTATCTTTTTTATTATAAGGAGAGTAACCATTAGAAATGTGTTCCTTCAATGCTCTCTTGCATGTTTTTAGAAAATCATATCGTAAAGACATAGTACGAAATCTATTTACACCTAATTTTTTATTTGGTTGTCTTTCTAGTAAATCTGTTTTAGGATTTCTAAAATACCAAACAATACACCACGCTTTTTTTAGTGCTTTTCTTTTTTCTGATTTTGTGAGAACATCCCAATCTTTGACATTAACTCCGCCAGTATAAAGGGAAATGCTATATTTCTTCTTCATTTTATTGGTAGTGGATAAGAACGATGCTAAACCTTTACGTTTAGCGTTACGTTTACTCTTTTTCTTCTTTTTACCCATAGTGAAATATGTTAAGTTTTAGTACTTAAAACACTTACTATGAGTAACTTGGTTAACATTTTAATTTGTAGCGAGAACGGGATTTGAACCCGTGACCTCAGGGTTATGAATCGTGAGTCAAAATATTAAAAATAGTTAAACCAATGATTTACAGATAGTTAGTGTTTTATTCTTTGTCCCTAAATAGCAAAAACCGTTACGTTTAGCGTTACGGTTATAATTGTTTATTTTGATACAACTTAGTTGTATGTGTTAATTATTTGATAAAAAATTAGTTGCATTTAACAAAGTAATTCATTATTTTTATCTAAAATAAATTAGTTACACCTATTACAAGAAAAAAGCTAGATGCCCCAAAAGAAAATAGTACAGTATAAGAAAGAGATTACAATAAATAAAGAGATAATAAAAAACCTAAAAAAAACCAAAACAAAAGACGAAATAAAGACTATTCTTTTAAGATTTCAATAACCCTTTTTTGGCTTTCAACTTCAAACCACAAACTATACATTTCTGTTTGTAGCAATTTCTTGTGATTTTTTATCACATCAGATGCTAAATCTTCCATTCTTTTTAACTCTTCAGCACTTAAAGTTACATCGTTATTATCGTTTTGTATTGCTTTAGTAGCAAATTCAATAATAATTTCTCTTGTTTTTCTTTGAGGGTTCGCAACTTTATTATTTAAGACTTTCCTAACACCTGCCTCGTTTAAACCAGTATCTTGGTGTATCTCATAAGCTGAGAATCCCTTTAATTTGATGTATTTAATGCTCTCTTCAAACGTCATTTTTGCATTTTTTTTTAAAAACTATCGATTTGTATCGAAAAGTATCGTATCTTTGTTGAAAGATTGTTAGTAAATGTACAATAATTAGTGCAAATAATCTAATAATAGTGCCACTATATACTGTTATGTAGATTCAATATAAAGAGTCTGAATCCATCCCTAAAGGTTGTATGGTAAATGAAAAAGAGTGGGGATGGTTTACAGATTTATAAAAAAAATAAGAAATGATTACAATTCAAAGAAACTTAGTAGAGATGATGGCTAAAACAAATTTAGCAACAGATTCCAAAACAAAGGAAACATTCAACAAGATAATTTATAACGCTTTTGAAAAAAGCGATACAAATTTAGAAGATACAGTTCTTTTAACTCTGGCTTATAAATATGGTTTAGAATGCTTTGAAGAAATGATGTCAATTATAGAAACAGAAGAAGACCGATTACCTTTTTAAAATATGACTGCACTAGAACAACAAATAATAAACCTTTTACCAACGCTTTCAATTAAAGCTAAGAATGAGGCACGTTTAATTCTAGGAGTAAAAGCATCTAAACCAAAAGCAAACAAAGGTATTTCAATAGAAGAAGCAAGGGTGCTTGTAAACAAGGCTTTTAAAATATAAAATTATTGATGTGTATGCGGTTGGCACAAATTTCAATCGTAATTAAAAACAATTATTTATTATGGGATTCTTAAACAGACCTGAACAAAAGAGTACAAATCCAACTTCTAAATTTATGGAGTGGAAAAGTAACAACAAATCTTTCTCGTACTACGATAAAGAAAACAAGCAAAAAGTAGAAGTAAAACTTCCTTTAACCTTTTTAGTACTCGAAGAGTATCACACCATTAAAGGTTTCTCTGATGCTGACCAAATTGGCATTTATGCAAATGAAATCTTACAAATTAGTGCAGAAGAGTTTGAAGTAAAAACTTTCAAAGGTAGAGTAATTGCAAAAGGTGTTTACTCTGACATTAAACAAGCAGTTAATTCTGCTGGTGGTAATTACAACAAATCTATTTATGCAGTAACTAAAGAAGGAGACTTAATAAACATCTGTTTTAAAGGTGCTGCAGTTTCTAAGTGGTCTCAATTTACTGAGAAGGGTGCTTGGAAAAGGTTAAAAGACGAATGGGTTACTATTGAAGATGCAGAAGACCACAAGAAAGGAATGGTTGCATATTCTACACCAAACTTTAAATTCAATACTTCTTTGAGTGATTATGAATTTAAAATAGTAGAAGCAAAAGCCAACGAATTAGAAAGTTATATGGATGGATATCTTGCTAAAGATGAAGCTACGAAAGTAGAAGAACCAGCTTTAGTTGAGGATAAAATCGAAAACGTACCATTCTAATGAGTAAGGAAATCTTTTTTGAGATGCGTGAGCAAGAGGTTGCGCATCTCTTAACAGAAGTAGAAGAGGGCAACATTGCTGCCCTTTCTACTTATGGAAACCTAAAGAAGTGCCAAGCACTTTATGCCGAAGCTATAAAGCAAATTGAAGAAATAGCTTTTAATGAGGCTGATCTATACTCAGAAAAAACTTTTCAAGATTCTGGATTCGTATTTGAAAAAAGAAATGGCGGTATTAGGTATTCTTTCAAACATATTGAAGAGTGGATAGACCTAGATAACCAGAAGAAGGAAGTAGAAGCAAGAAGCAAACAAGCATACTTGGCTACACAAAGACATTTACTTTTAGGTACAGAGGATGGAGAAGTGATTGAGATGCCTAAAGTAAGTTATACTAAAAATTCATTAATCGTAAAATAAATAATTATGATAATCACGCGAGAAGCACAATTAAGACTGGCTTCGGAATACGGAGAAGAAAAATCAACAAAAGAAGTTTTAGCATTTTTTGAAGGGATGCAATCAATAATTTCTTTTATGGAAAAATATAAAAAAGATGAAGCTGATTTTTACGCTAATAGACTTGTATAATGGAAGCATTCGACAACCAACTACACGAACACTTGAAAGATAGTGAGTACGAAGGAGAGTGCGAAGAGTGCCAAACTCCGATTGATACATCATATGGATATTGTAGTAAAACCTGTTATAAAGAATCTTTAACATGAATAAAGTAGAAAAAATGGAGAATTTTTTGGATTGGTTTAAAGGTTTGAGTTCTATCCATATTATTACAAATGAAGAGTTTTTAAACATACTCAACAAGATGTAAAACGCAACACTTCAACACTTTTTTGTGCAAACTAGATTTATTTAAAAAAATAAAAATAAAAAATAAAAAGTATTTCATATTTTTTTTTAAAGTGTTGCAAGTGTTGTTGAGAGGTAAAAACCTAATAAACATAAGGGTTTGTTAACGCAACACTTTATTTTATAAAGTGTA